AAGTGTGTAATGCCTTTGAATGAAACTTGAACATCATAATGACCTGGAATCATTTTAATATTTGTTGCACTAAACACAATCTTAAATGGTTTACCATTAGGCCATCTGCCTTCAGAAATTTCAACTGAGTTGGTGTGTGCTGAATCATCTTCAGCATCAAAAGTAATTAACTCAGCTTTAGTACCATCAGATTGAATTGCAATGTGTGGTGAAGAAAGCACTCTAGAAGTATCTAAAAGCCATTTGTAATCTTCTTCACTTAAAGTAAATTGGCAATCAACATCACCAATATTTAAATCTTTTTCTGGCGGAACTGTAATCATTGATTTATCGGTTTTACGATAAGCCATTTTCTTACGACCAGATTTGAAAATAACATTTGCGGTATCAAAGTCCAATTCAGCAGAATCTTTGAATAAAGAATTCACCGATAGAAATTGATTCAAATCATAGATACAAAAATCTTCTGGAACTTCGTCTTTGATTCCGGCCTTGGCTAGGACTGACTTACCGCCAGACATAGTTTTAAGTTCTTTACCTTTTTTGAATTGAATGCCTTGGTTAATTGAGGCAAAGTTTTTCAAAACATTAAGTGTTTCGGTTGATAGCTTCATTTTACTTCTCCATTATCTAAAAAATCAATTGTATCATGTTCATATAAAAACATCAAGCAGCACAGCGCATGTGCTAAGTGATTCTTACCAGTTTCTTGGTCGTCTTGTTCACCTGATTTCCAAGCCCAAAGATGCCGTTGCATGGCATCAAAGTATCTACGCTTGGCGTCAGGAACTTTTTTCCAATTATCTGGTTCATACTTCTCTGCACCAAAGGTTAAAATTTCTACTGTTGCCTTTAGTGCGTTTGGTGGTACTAAACCATATTGCAGTTTACCACCGTCAAATTTACGACCACCCGTGGTGGCCGTTTGTGATGATTTAACAATATCTTCAACAGCAGCGCCTTCATAACCTGGATGATAAGGCGCTTCTTTAACAAATTTAGCCGCCTCAGCCGCCTCATCAGCAGTTAAAGATTTGCCGGTGTAAACACCATAAGTTTTAAAATTGCCCGTTGTGCCGTAAGTTCCGTAAGTTCCGTAAGTTTTCATTCTATGTTCCTTTAACCAATCATTTGGTGGTTCATGTACCGTATTTTCACCGTCAGGTGTACGCATTACATTTCTCCAACAAAATTAGCAACTGCTGGCATATCTCCTTGGAAATGGTAAGTGCCAATGTGTGCTGTTTTCATCCAAGGACACAACCAAATTTTACCGCCAATGTTACGCCAGTATTGGCAGAACATATAATCTTCGGATAGATAACGATGTGATGCGCCTGCTTCCATATCTAATAATTTTTTAAATCCATCTTTAACATCTTTACCTTCAGCAGCATCTTTCATTAAAGAATGTACATGGTCAAAAGGATAACCGTTATCAATAACAGTATCAAAATAGGCATGAATGTAACGTGAACCATCAAAGTTAGCTTGGCCAACATGGTCAGGTTTGTAACGGAATTCAGGATACGCTGCTTCCCATTTTGCAAACACTTCACGCTTAATCATCATAAAGCCAGTACCAATCTCCATAACTTCTAATGGTTCTGTTACTTGGAATTGTGCCGTGCCTTTAACAGGATTAAATACATAATCACCAGTAACTTTTTCAAGCATACCTGGTTCTAAATTAGGATTCTTTTCAATAGCACGTTTGACTGCACGCCATTTAATGGCTTTCTTAGGATAAGGACCACCAGCAACATCTTTGTCTAGTGCTAACAAAGCAATTACATCTTGTGGATTAAAATGAATATCGGAATCGATGAACAACATATGTGTACAATCGGAACGATGAATAAACTCGTCAACCAAATAGTTGCGAGCTCTAGTAATTAAGGACTCATTAAATAAGAATGAGAATTTGACTTGTATGCCATACTGCATACACATACCTTGTAAGTCAAGGCACGCTTTCATATACAGGCCATGATTTTGGCCACCATACATCGGTGTCGCTACGAATAACCGTTTATTTTGTAAATCTTCTTTTTTAATTGATATTTCCATTTGGACTCCGATAATATTAAAAAAGGGGACCTAAGTCCCCTACACACAGATTAGGTTAGTGAATAACCTGATTTGATAGCTGCACGAACTAAAGCCTTAGTTGGCTTGCCCATGCGATAGAAAGCAACTTTTTTACCATCTACAACTTTTTTGTTTGTGTAGATTACATGACCTTCTTGACGGAGTTCGTCAATGCGGGCGGTAACATTGGTAATGCCGAAACGGCGTTGTGCTTGTTTGACAGTAAAAGTGTTGTAACCTGAAGGTTGTTGTAAGGCGTTCAACATCTTTTCTTTAGCAGATAAATTGCTCATTGTAATACTCCATAGTAAAGTTAAAAAATCCTTGCCTTAAGCAAGTTCACACAGTATATCATTATGTATGTGTGTTGTCAAGCGTTTATCGACCAACTTGTGGTAAATATTTCGCTTTGGTATCTTCCCATGACAGGTAAATAAGGTCGTCATAGAAAAGAGTTTCGTAAGATACCGTATTCTTTTTTTGTAACTGCCGAATACGGCCTTTGGCATACTTGGTTTTCCAAATATTACTCAATGCTTCTTCACTGGTATCGAAAGACTTTACCAATGCCTCATCTGTAATTTCCTTACGGAGATATTCATTGGTATTATTATAGAGTGGACTAAAATAGATGCCACGTTGATGTTCGGTACGAATGAGTTGTTTAGGAATACCTAATTTGGAATAGGCAAAGTTTAATGACCTATTTTTGTGGTCACGCTTAAGTGGAAGGCCTTGAGTATTCTTGGCTTCCCACCATTCAAAATATTTACGAGTATGGTTTTCTTTAATCCAGTCAAACACTAGTTTTTTGGTTGCTCTACTAGGTTCAAATGCCACAGAACCTGAGGAGAATCCCATTTTATTCCAATGTTCTAATCCATCATACTGAGATAGGCCCCCAGACTTAGTATTCCCATAAAGACTAGTAGTTGTAACTCCAACAAGGACATCTCCATATTGTTTTTTCCAATCCTTTTGAACTGTATCGGACAAACACATTAGTGCCAACAATTTACCACCCATGTAATTAAAACCAAGTGGTTGTAATGGAACAATTGTAGAACCGATTGCAGTATGGTTAATCATGTGTTGCTGTGTCTTAATATCTCTCGACCATCCGATTGCATTATCTCTCGGAGTTAAGTCCAAGAAATCTGAGGAGATACAGATGACACCAAGGTATTTATTAGTTACCTCATCTGTTAAAACATAAAAAAGGTTACGGCCAATGTTAGAGTTGTTTTTCATTGTAGATGAGAATGTACGAATTGCATTCCATCTTTCGGCATCAGGACCATTAGAGAGAACCATAACAGGTTTCAATTTCTCATAATCATCAGGTTCTTGTGGCATCCAAAAATTAGATTTTACTTTATCAACTAATTTCTTTTGTTCAGGATCCACCATCATGGTTTCAGAACCAAATAATGTAGATACTTCATGAACAGGATATCTTTCTTTTACTTCACACCACTTTTGGTATAAAGTATACTCACGAACATCCATTTGAGAAGCGTATGTTAAGTCCTTGATGAGGACTTCTTTCATACCATTTTCATCAATATGTTCAAAGGTCGTATTATTTGCCGACCATTTTTTCCATTGCGATTCTACAAACTCAATTGGTGTTGCCATTATTTTAAGCCGATTTTCTTCATTAATTTATTTCGTTTCTTCATGCCAGATTGCAATGCCATTGGTTTAACACGACTAGTATACACTATTCCATTCATGTGGTCAAGCTCATGTAGGAAACAACGAGCAGATATACCAGAATAAGTTGCCGTTTTTTTCTCACCATTAAAGTCTTGGTATTCTACATCAATCATTGCGGGTCTGGTAATAGACAATCCTAAAAATGGAAAAGAAAGGCATCCTTCTACCATATGTTTTTCATCATACGATTTTAACAATTTTGGATTGTAATGTGCCACAAAGTTATCTTCGGCACCCATAACAAAAACTCGGTATTTGAAACCACATTGGTTGGCAGATAATCCATAACCTTTGTGTAACTTACAGGTCTCAACCAAAGATGAGGCAAGCTCATTTGGATTAACTGGTGGTGTTGTGAAATCAAATTCAGGCATTACTTCTTTTAAGATTGGATGGTCCTCAGACACCAATCTAAAAGTAGGAATACTTCCTTTAGGTAATGATACCGATTCTTTTACGGCATCTTCTGTATTAATTTTAAATAGTTCGGTCATTTCATGTTCTCCCATAATTCATCAAAGATACCTGCTGACAAATCAAAACCTAATAAGGCTTCATCAACAAGGTCTGTACTCAGTTTTGCATCAAGTGCTTTAATCAAAGCAGGCCTATCTTGAAACTGATATGCCAATCCTGAACCAGGAACTCTCTTAGCAATAATTTTACCACCATATAAATCACCCATATGTCTTACATAAACATGAGCCAATAATTTGGGCCGATTAGTGTTATCATAATTTAATTCAACGAATCGGTTACGATACTTTTCTGTACTTGAATATCTTATTGATGGATCCCACATATGCAGTTCACCTAAGTCCTTTTCAATATACTTCGCTCTACGCAAATCGGGCAAGTCCCAAGTGAGACCAGCAGTTGAAGCATAATATTCTAGATTACTATAAACAACATACATTTGTTGTAGGTACATACCATAGTGTTCTTTAGTGATTGTACCACCCAATAGATATTGCACAAAAGGATGTGCTTCTACCTCTCTGTGTTTGGCGTTGGTGTATTCTCTTAATATACTCATTTTGCAATCTGACTAAAATTATTTTTCTTTTCAAAACGGATAACGGATCTAAACTTATCAAACAACTGGTCGCCCTTATGGCTGATAACAAATACATTGGTATCAGAACCAACATCATGAATCAATTTTAAAAACTCATCTGTACCAACACCATCTAAACTACTATCACACACTTCATCTAATATTAATAGATTGGTGTTAGTGGAGTTTTTTAACTTGGCAATCTGACGCCATGTAAATAACAAGGCCAAGTCAATACGCATCTTCTCACCTTCGGAGAAATTGGCATAAGAGAACTCATCACGGTGCCTTGATTTAATTGTTTCTTCAAACGATTCATTGATATTAAAGTTTACAAAGAAATCCATGGCAGTCAAATACTTATTAATCAACTTGTTCATAATAGGTAAGTATTGACGAATAATCTTGGTCTTAATACCAGTATCTTTTAATAGAGAACCGGCATATTCATAATATTGTTTTTGTTCAGATATCTCTTTTTGTTTACTAACTAACTCACCAAGTTCCTGTTGTAGTTCTTTTAACTTGTCGTTTTCATCCTCAAGATTGTCTTTAGTGGCTGCAAGTTCTTCAATTTCCTTTTGGAGTTTATTAATGTAAGTATTGATTGCTGAAATTGTGGAGTTGTGTTTGACGATTTCATTATTATGGTCCTGTATGTGTTTAACTATTTTTTGGATTTGTTCAATACGGTTGTTCGCCGCTTGGATTTTTGTTTCAATATCTTGGATTCCAACTCCAATTTCTCCTTTTGTTTTATCGATTCCACTAAGCTGGCTACGTCTGAAGGTGTCAGCGATACTTTGTTTACAGGTCGGACAGTCGTGGTTTTCTTCATAGAATTTATACTCCTTTTCTAATTTCTTTAAACGAGATTCTAGTTTGGACTCTAATTGAATTAGTTTGGTACTTTTCTTTTCTATATTTAATTTATCTTGTATCTTGCTCTGTAACACATCAATGTGTTTTTGAATTAAACCAATATCTCTTTGTAATGTAAAGTTTTGGTCAATACTGTCATTGACTTCTTTCTTCTTCTTTTCAATTTCGGTATTAGAACGAGTTTTATGTTCTTCTATATTTTGTTTTTGAAACTTAATCTTCTCAGCGGCAAGTTCCATTTGATACTTATTTGCTGTTGTCTGCTCTTTAATCTCTGACATTCTTTCTTTGACAACACCATTCATTGATGAGAAGATACCAATGTCTAATAAGTCCTCAATGATTGCTCTTCGGTCAGCAGGAGTAAGTTGCATAAATGGAACAAATGATGCCGAACCTAATATAACAACTTGAGTAAAGGACTTAAAATTTAATTTGAGAATGAACTTCTCTAAGTGTTCTTGATAATCTTTCGATGCGGCATTTTGGTCGACCATAACACCATTGGACCAGACTTCAAATACATTTGGTTTAATACCACGAACTACCTTATAATCTTTTTTACCAATGGCAAATTCAATCTCAACAACCGCAGCTTGATTATTAATAGAGTTGAGTAGTTGTGGTTTATTAATCTTACGAAATGGTTTACCAAAAAGACCAAAACACAAGGCATCTAGAATGGTGGACTTACCCGCACCATTATTACCAATGATTAATGTGTTTGGTGACCTTTGAAAATCAATTTCTGTAAATGAATTACCAGTTGAAAGAAAGTTTTTCCATCTGACTTTTTGGAATATAATCATTGACTAAAGTGAGTATCCACCTGTGCGTTGACAAGATTGATAACATCGATGTTAGCATCAATATTTGGTTCTGGATTTTCTGAAAATTCAGGAAGGTATTGTTCAGCCACATTTGCTGATTCAATTATAATCCATTGAGCAAATCGAGTTAATCCTTCTAGGTCTGGATTATCACCTAAGCCAGCAGATATTTTAAGTTCTTCAACTTTTTCGTCAAAGGATTGAGTGTTCATAATTCCTAATATGTGTTCTCTAGCCCTAACTTTATACTCGGTTATAACCATATCAGCAAATAAATTTAATCCTTCTTGGTCCGGATTATCATTTACACCAGCATTTATTTTAAGTTCTTCAATTTTACTCATGATTGTTCCTTAACATTACCAAAATGTTCTTTGATTGCTTCACATACAAAAACTTTACCATTATAAGATTCTGAAAGTCCTGAATGTTCTAGTGTATATTTTCTAGCGGCATCCACACATTCATTAATAATTAGTTTTGCAAAGTATTCAATTTCAATATCAGTTACTTCACGATTATCATATGCAATGTATAATCCAGACTTCTCAACCAACTCTTTAATTTTATTATTCACGCTTGCTCCTGATTCAATGCCTCAACATACAGTTCTTTTAATACCGTTTTGAGTTTATCATTATCAATATGTTCTTCTGAAATACCATCCACAAACTTGTTAATAATTGTGATAGTATCTTCAGCTTCATTAATCATATCATCATCTACGCCTTCTGTCAAGTCAGCAAAGTCTTCCGCAATGGTAATATCGATTGGATTAACCTTATATAATTTATCCATAAACCGGTCAAATAGATGTGGATTGATTTTGTTGACTACCACCACCTTAACATATGTTCCGGTATACTTGTCTAAATCTTTGGCTAACATTTCTGAGATGGTATTTTCTTTATCATCATAGGTAATACGATGAAACATTACGTTTGGGTTCTCAATAAATTCCAAATCAAGAGTATCGATATCAAACAAATGAAAGCCCCTCGGATCATTATAATCCTGCCAGGTGAGTTCGTAAGGATTTCCAAGATAACGGATATTATCTTGATTTGAACGGTGATGATAATGACCTGAAAATACAGTACTAAATTTTTTAAATAATCCACGGTCTAGTCCTTCATGTGATGGCATACCACGATGCATGGCAAAGCCGGCAATTTCAAAATGTCCCATACAAATATTAGCATCGGTATCAGATAATACAAACATCGAATCATCATGATTCTCTGGACAAATCCAAGGCATCATACAAATAGGATACTTTTCATTGTCCAACCATATTGTGGTGGGTTTATCAATCACTTTTATATTTGTATACTCTTTGAGTAATAGGTCTATCGAATTAACTTCATTGGTATTTTTGAAATAGGTATCATGATTACCTGCCAACATATGAACTTGAATGTTTCGTTTGGCTAACTCATCAAAGAACATATCCTTGGTTCTTTTCAAGGAGTAAAAGTTTACATACTTACGGCGGTCAAAAGTGTCCCCAAGTATGAGAACAGTATTAATACCATTATTGTCAAGAGTAGGAAAGAAAGTATTTTTATAGAACTTCTCATAGTAATCCAAGAAATGAATTGAATCATTTCTAGCTCCAAAATGTTGGTCGGTTATAATTGCTATTTTCATAATCTAAGTATTATATCACTCGTCTAAGAATTTTTCAATCCCTTTTGGCTTCTTTGCCGCTTTTTTATTTTCTTTTGCCGTTTCAAAGTTTTCAATGAACTCGGAAATATTATCGTATAGTTCAAATTGTCTTGTGGTACCATCTTCTAATTCCATCATTTCAAGCTCATCTAAAATACCCATCTGTTCGGTAGCTTTGTATTTTACATACGTTTGTTTCTTTTCTTTGGAGATTCTTCGTAAAAAAGCAAAGTAAATAATTTGAGTAAAATAGGCAAATGGATTTTTAGATTTGGTTGGATCAAAATTACCAAAATACATTAAACAGTTTTCAATACCATCAGACATCATTTCATCACGATAGGTGTAGTTAATGAAGTTAGGTTTATGAGATAGACCTTCTGCAATTTTCATGAAACATTCTCCAATATAATTTGGTATAGGAGGTAGTTCTGTTTTATTCTTCTTTGCTTTCTTTACTCTATCTTGATAATCTACTAAGGCTGCAAGAAAGTCAGCGTTGTTTATATAATGTTTTTGCCTAGTTGCCATTCTTTACCCAATCTATTGTTATTCTTAATCCATTTTCCAACCTATAATCCGGAGTATATCCCAATTCATTTTTGATTTTGTCATAATTAATTGAATATCGTTTATCATGACCTAAACGGTCAGTAACAAAAGAAATTAGGTTATGAGGTTTACCCATAATATCTAATATAGTCTTTGCCAAATTTAAATTTGAACCTTCTGTGCCACCACCAATGTTGTATGTTTCACCAACACGGCCATTTTTCATTACTAAGTTAATTGCCTTACAATGGTCATCAACATATAACCAATCTCTGATATTATCACCAGTACCATAAATTGGTATTTCAATATCATTTAAAGCATTATTAATAATTTTTGGTATTAATTTTTCTTTGTTTTGTGCCGGTCCATAGTTATTGGAACAGTTTGTTATGACGGTTGGCAAGCCGTATGTAACATTAAATGCTCTCACCCAATGGTCACTACAAGCTTTAGATGCCGAGTAAGGACTGTTTGGCTTATATGGAGTATTCTCTGTAAAACTATTCTCATCATCTAATTCTAAACTACCATACACTTCATCTGTGGAAATATGAACAAACTTCTTTAGTTGCTTTAACTTGAGAGAACACTCTAATAAATTAATGGTACCTAAGATATTAGTTTGAATAAAAGGTTGGTAATTATGTATAGAGTTATCAACGTGAGATTCTGCTGCAAAGTTTACCACATATTCAGGATCAAACTCTGAGAATATCCACTCTATATTTTTTTTGCTTGAAATATCGTGTTGTAGAAAAATCAAAAACCCACAATCAATTAAAGGCTTAATATAATCTCGATTGGACGCATAGGTTAAACTATCGACACAAACTACCTGTCTATGAGGGTTTTCATTATACAAATGATATAAAAAATTACTGCCTATGAAACCGGCACCACCTGTTACTAAAATCATAATTACCACATAATGTTATTGACATATGCTTGACAAGTGTGTATAGTCGAGTATGTCCTTGGTTGAAAGTATTAATGGATTGTATCTCCATCACTTCTTAAATCTTCAAAATCATCAAGCATATCCTGTATCTCATCGTCATCCATATCGTCAACAAGAGATTTTGCCTTTAATAATTCTTTAATTTTATATACTGTGTTAAGGTAATATTCACAGAATTCATCCTCAGGTTCCATTACAGAAAGAACATCTTTGGTTTTAATCGAGATTGAATTCTTTTTTAATAATTGAACTGGCAACCAATGACGCATTACCAAACCAGTTTCTCCTCTACCACGAATATCAATATTGAACTCCATTGGTTCTTCTAAAACATATTCTTCGGCACTATTCAAAGCCACATTGGCAATCAAGTCAGTTCCATTTTGTAGTTTAATTATTTGTGTTTTATACTCAAGCATTTTTTAATCCTATTTTGTATATTTTAAAAGGGAACTTCTCCTCATTATATATCTTTGTTCTTTCCACGAAATGTTTAAGTGTGTAATTCATGTGTTTTTTGTGTCTAAGGTCATCAGATATATCATATAGAGTGGCTATTTCTTTGCCTTTATTCTGTCGTAAGCCTCGTCCAATACTTTGCAAAGTTCGAATGCTCGATTTTGTTGGCATTGCAAATATAATGTTATGCAAATTCCTAATATTAATTCCAGTACTAAAAGTCCCAAAAGAAGCCACAATAATAGCATTGTTTTCTATCTCCATAATCTTTCTAATATCTTCACGGTCTGTTGTATCTACACCACCATGAATAAAGAAAACTTTTCTGTTGCCAATCTTCTCTGTATCCTTTATCATATCATACAGTATTTTGCCATGTTTGTCAACCATTTGATATAATACGAGTGTATTTTTACCTAAGCTAACTGCAAGATTCTTAATGAACTTATTACGAGTTTCATGTGAAATGAGATACTGAATTTCTTCAGCATAAGTTTTATCTTTTACGAACAAACATTCTTCATCGGTATGCTTTAATACAAGACATTTAATCTCAAAGTTGGACAGTTGGTCCTTATCAATCAGCTCTTTTGTGGTAATAACCTTTCTCACAGAACCAAATA